GACAGATAGGGATGGCTTGGTATGCTATGGAGTATAACTCTTTAACACAAGCTGGAGAGTTCTTTAATCACGATCATAGCACCGTTGTACACGCTTTTAAATGTATTCAGGATAGAAAATGGAATCCGTCTTTATGCAAAAAGGTAGATGCAATCTTAGAACTGATGCAGTTAGAGATAGAAAGTTCTGATCAGATAGGAATGCGTGAAGTTAACTCGTTAGTTTACTTAGAAAAATTAATTAGAAAGAAACTTGCTTTTGTTGAAAAGTAGTATATTTGTAAACACTTAAAAAGAAACACAATGAAACATTTATTTAAATCGTTGGCTGAGTTCCAACAAGAAGTACCGGTAATATTCAAAGGTACAACAGCAGGAAGCGGAAACTTTGCTTATCAGTATGCAGACCTTCCAGCAATTCTAAACGTGATTAATCCTTTGATGCAAAAACACGGATTAGGATTCACACAACTAACCAACCATAAAGAGGGAGTTGATTATTTAGTAACTGTAGTATTCCACGTAGAAAGCGGAGAGACTTTGGAAACATCGTTACGTTTAATGCCTGACGTAGAGTTAAAAGGTCAAAACATTTTCCAGTCTTATGGATCACAACTTACTTACTTTAGACGTTATGGCATCTCTCAGATTTTAGGATTGGTTACGGACAAAGACACGGATGCTGTTGGAGAGACTACCAAGAAAAAGATATTCCCTAATGAGCGTTTTGAAACGGGAATGAATATGGTATTTAAAGGCGAAATAACAAAAGAGCAATTCCTTAAAGCCGTTAAAGGATATGAACTAACCGAAGACCAATCTAAACAACTTGAGGACATATGAAAATTAGATGCAGCGCAATAGGAAAGATTATGACTTCTCCCCGATCAAAAGGGGAGTTGTTATCTGAAACAGCAAAGACTTATATTCAAGACTTATTTAAAGAAAAGGAGTTAGGAATAGCTAAAGAGTTTTGGAGTAGATACACCGACAAAGGTTTGCAGATGGAAGACGAAGCAATAGAGTTTGCAGGTCAAGTATTAGGATGGGAGTTTGTAGTTAAAAACACGGAACGATATAATAACGAATGGCTCACAGGCGAACCCGATGTAATTACAAAAGACTTACTTGCTGATATAAAATGTTCTTGGGATGGTTCTACATTTCCAATGTTCGACACGGAGTTAAAGAATAAAGATTATTTTTGGCAGCTGCAAGGTTATATGTTTCTTACCGGAATGGATAGTGCTGAATTAGTTTACTGCTTAATGAATACTCCGCACCAAATCGTAGAGGATGAGGTACGAAGAGCGCATTGGAAAGCTGGACTGATAGATGAGGATTTAGACTTGCGTGAAGCAGTACATAGCCAGCACACGTTTGACCATATTCCTAACAACCTACGAATTAAAAGATTCATCGTAGAAAGAAACGAAGACGCTATTGAAAATATCAAAGAGAAGGTAGAGTTAGCACGTGAGTATTACGAACAATTAAAAGCTATATTATGAAATAATTTTATATATTTGTAAACGTGGATAGAACGGAAGTAATTAGCCGTTTGAAAAGTGAAGCAGTTACACCTTCCACGTTTCTTTTTAACTGCATTAATTTAACTGCAAAAAAATGACAAGAGAAGAAAAATGTAAATTAGCCATTGAACGAGGATTTATATATGATTCTGAAACAGGATATATATATAATAGATATGGTAGAATAAGTAAATCAATAAACAGCAATGGTTATATTAAAATGTGTTTGACTTGTGAAGAAAAAAAATATCAATTAGCAGCACATCATTTTGCTTGGTTCTGCATAAATAACAATTGTAAATTTGAACAATTAGACCATATCAATGGAGTTAGAAATGATAATAGAATTTGTAATTTAAGAAATGTAAATAATCAAAAAAATCAATGGAATCAAAAAAAAGCAAAAGGGTATTCATATCATAAAAAATCAAAAAAATGGATGGCTTGTATACGATTAAATTATAAACTAATTCATTTAGGTTCATTTAGTACGGAACAAGAAGCGAGAAACGCTTATGTAAATGCAAAAGAAAAATATCATATAATTTAAATAAAAGTAAAATGGAATACAATAACAACAACACAGCAATTATTTTTAAGAATAACAAGAAAGAAAATGAGAAGCATCCTGACTACAGAGGGACTATAAACGTAGACGGAAGAGAATTAGAAATAAGTCTATGGATTAAAGAAGGTAAAGCAGGTAAGTTCTTCTCAGGTAAGATTCAAGAACCATTTAAAAAAGAAACAGAGTTAAAAAGTTTCTCTGAAAAGGTAGCTAAAGATTCTTCAGGTTTACCCTTCTAAAACAAAATGTAACTGATAAAGTTATATATTTGTAAAATAGTTCTCGTCCTACACTATAAGAACTTAAAAGATTATTGACCCTGTCAATGAAGGAGAAGTAGGACGCTCTGGATTTGGTGGGGTTTTTTATTTAATAAATTATTATTATGGCAAAAATTGTTTTAACAAATGGTGTTCTTAATGTAGAAGAATCTTTTGACGAGATTTTAAACAAAGAAAGAAAAGGAGATTGGATTGAATTAGTTGAATACAATCAAGAAGTAAGAAACAGAAATAAATCAATGGGCTTAGAAGGTGATTACAGACTTTTAGTTAATATTAACCACATTCAATTAATTAAGCTATGAGCGGATGGATTAAGTTACATAGACAAATTAGAAACCATTGGGTTTTTAAAAATGCTAATTATTTTAAGGCTTGGGTTGTAATTATTTCAGAGGTTAATCATCAATCTGCAAAGGTTATTATTGAAGGAGAATTAATAGAATGTAAAAGAGGACAAAGTATAAATAGTTTATCTACTTGGGTAAGCATTTTAGGTAAGGATTGGACAATTCAGAAACTCAGAACATTTTTAAAATTACTTGAAAAAGATGAAATGATTAGTACGGAAGGACTACGAAAAACAACACGACTAACTGTCTGTAATTACGATAGTTATCAAAGTGAGCAACAAGGAGACAACAAGCAAACAACAAACAGACAACAAGGAGATAACAAGGAAATAACAACAAACAAGAATGTAAAGAATGAAAAGAATACTATACCAAGTATAGAAGAGTTTGTTTCTTATGGTGTTTCATTAATTGAAGATGTATCTATAGAAGCCTTAAAACTTAAACATCAAAGTTGGTTAGTTAATAATTGGTGTAAGGAGAAGAATGGTAAAATGATTAAAATTGTAAATTGGAAGTCAACTTTAAGTAATACAATTTCATATTTACCTAAAAAACCTAAACAGATAGCTAAATCTGAAGAGCAAATAAGATATGAACACGTTATGAAACAACTAAACAAATGATACTATCAACAGGACATAGCACAAAATATCTAAACGACTATAAAAACGGTAAAATATCTCAAGGTTTAGGTATAGGATGCGTATTAGATGACTACATTAGATTTAAACGTAAGCAACTAAATATAGTTTTAGGACACGATAATGTAGGCAAATCTTATTGGATGGAGTGGTACTTTCTTGCGTTAGCTACTAATCACGATTTAAAAACAGTTGTTTGGATGGGTGAGAATTCCAGCGGTCAAGTGATGCGTGATTTAATACAAATGTATTCCGGCAAACATTTTAAGGATTTAACTTATGATGAGATACGCAAACACGAATCATTTATTGAATACTATTTTAAATTCTTAAGCAATGAAAAACTATACAAGCCAAAAGAAGTTTTAGATATAATTGGTTCTACAGATGCAGATATAGGATTTATTGACCCATTTACAGGATTAGATAGAGGTATGCAGCATTCAGATAACTATGAGTTTTTAAATACTACGAGACAATTTTGTAATCAATCTGGAAAGACTTTATATGTATCAACACATCCTAATTCAGAAAGTGGTAGAAGCGGTATGTTATACGGAGATGACTTCCCTGAATGGAAAGGGCATTTAAAACCACCACTTAAAGCGCATATAGAAGGTGGTAAACCTTTCTTAAATCGATGTGACGATATGTTAATCATTCACAGGTTAGTTAAACATCCTACAATGAAATATTCTACAATGATAGATATAGAAAAAATTAAAGATAGAGATACAGGTGGTCAATGTACTGAGTTAGGTATGCCTTTGTTATTTGATTTCAATAGTGGATTAGGATTTAAGATTGGTGGTATAGACCCTATAAAAAGACGAAATAATATAATGAATAATGAAACGCAATCTTTTTACAGAGCATTAGAACATAGTAGTAACTTTGACGATAAACTACCTTTTTAATATGAATTTATTTGATGTAATACACGCTAAGACTTCTTTAAATGCAATCATAGGAAGCATCCGACTTTCTCTACACGATTTACGAGATAAACACGAACACAGAAAGGATTTAATAGAACCCTTAGAGAAATACGAAATATGGATGAGTGAGACACGAGATACTTTGAGTGCTATGGAAGACGAAAACAAGCAATTAATTAAAAGACTTTCTCAGTATCATACGGAGTATTTAAAATTAAAGCGAGAAAATAACGAACTAAAAGAGTTGTTATGAAAATATTAAACCTATATGCTTGTCTTGGTGGTAACCGGTACAAGTGGAATGAAGTAGCACAAGAAGCAAGAATAGAGATAGAAGTAACTGCGGTTGAATTAGACCCTGAAGCTGCGAGATTATACCAGGAACGATTTCCAAATGACACAGTAATAGTTGCAGATGCACACCAATATCTCCTGGACCATTACAAAGAGTTTGATTTTATTTGGAGTTCGCCACCTTGTCCAAGTCATAGTAGAGCCAGGTATTGGGCTCACGGACAAAGTTTACCTGAGTACCCAAATATGATGTTATACCAAGAAATTATATTTTTACAACACCATTTTAAAGGTCAATATGTTGTTGAAAATGTCATCCCGTATTATGAGCCATTAATACAAGGATATAAAAGAGGACGTCATTTGTATTGGACAAACTATACACTTCCTGGAGATTTAAATGATAGACATTTTAAATTGACACAAACAAAAAACGAATTTAAAGAACTTTGTAAGTTTCACGATTACGACTTTTCAAAATACAATGGTAATCAGAATAAAACTAAAATGGCACGTAACTTAGTAGATTATGAGGCTGGTAAAACAATACTTGAAACTGCTTTAGGAATAATAAGAAAACAAGATATTAACCAAGTATCAATATTTGACTTTGACGTATGAA